GGGTGATGCTGCACAGGAGGACCCGTGCCTTCCGGAGCCCCAGCTGACCGGACTCGAAAACGAGTTCAAGACAGTTCCCGGTGTGAGGGCCCCCGCACTCGATGACCCGCGACCGGAAGAATACCAAACCCAGCCGCCAGCCGCAGCGCCGCCCCCCGCACAGGACGACGGGGTCTTATTCGGCGACGCCCCAGACAGGCCGAAAAAATATCCCCGGTATAATTAAATATGGAAGGTGATCTCTCCAATTATTTACGGGACCCGGTCTCCGCCGCCCTGATCGCAGCCGGTATCACGGCTGGATACATACACATGAAGGCGTACCTCAATAACGAGGGTAAGCTTGAGATGAACAAGTACACCAAGCCAGCGACGCTGAACGCCATCCTCGTGTTCTTTATAGTGTCAGGAGGAATCGGTAAGCGGGAGTCTATTTCCACTGAACCTTTTTAAAACTTAAAGAGTAGCATTGTATGATAAGAAATGGCGTCCGTCACCGCGTTCAACGACATGATGAGTCAGTTTCTTGTGGAACTTCACAAGACGTTTCCAGAAGAGAAGGGCATTAAGAAGATGCTCACGTCGTTCGACGTTTTGAAGAGTACCAACCCCCGCATGGTCGTCGACGGGTTCATGAGCGGCGTCTCCCCTTACGCCAGTCAGATCTCCGCCAAGGACGATAAGTTTCTCCTCGAGGAGTGTGGCAAGATCGATTTCCTCAAGGATCTAGACCTCGCGACTTACTGGATGAAGATGTCCGCGAACACGCGAGAGGTCACGTGGCAATACCTACAGACTCTGTACATGCTCGGCACCACGATCACGTCGCTTCCCCCAGACCAGATGGCGCAGATCGAGGCGCTCGCACAAGGTGTCGCTTCGAAGTTACAGGATGAAGGCGGCGAGCTCAACGAGGAAGCCCTCATGAAGATGATGGGTAGTATGCTCGGCGGCCTCGGAAAATAACCTGGCTATATACTAAATGAAGGTTTGGTTCGACGACCCACGCCAGCTCGTTGACGAAAAGCAGTTTTTACAGTTTTGGCCGAATAGCAAACAGACCCCAGAGGAGAGAATCAACGCCGCTTCGAGATTTATCGTCTACACCTCCGCGCTCCTGTACGTCATCCGCCGCGACCCCCGAGTATTTGTTCTGGGTCTCACGATACTGGGTGTGATGTACGTCCTTTACAAATCCAAGATGGTGAAGGAGACCTACGCCGCCTCGCCGATGGGAGAGTCCATGTGCCAGAAACCCACAGTCGATAACCCCATGGCGAACGTACTCATGACCGACTACGGCGGTGCACCCAACCGACTCGAGGCGTGTTACTACCCTTCCGTGAAGCCTTACGTGCAGAGGTACAGCAGCGATCGCATCCCTTACGACAGCGGTCGCTCGAGGACCTCGATGCCTCAGTACCTGCGAAACGCGATGGATCGTCAGTTCGTGACCATGCCCGTGTCGAAAATCCCAGGAGGACAAACAGAGTTCGCGGAGTGGTTGTACGGCCCGAAGAACGGTCCGATGTGCAAGAGCAATTCCAAGTTCTGCAGCCCGAACGCCAGGGGCACCCAGCTTGAGGCGTTTTCCGGGCTCGGTATGGAAGGTGACCGAAGATAGATAAATATCTCATGTAATAGTAACAATGGCGTATCAACTCCAACCCGGTCTTTCCATCGTCCAAAACAGCGGTGCTCTGCCCCCCGTGAACGCGACGGACGAGGTTTTTGTCTACCCTCAGCCCAGTGGGCTCAACTGCGGCGGGTGCAGGCCCAACACCATGCTCTACGGCACCGCGCCGTACAAGGCTGGTAAGGGCGCCCCCGCTCAGCACATCGACGTGAGCGATCGACTCCGTCCTCAGAGCACGTCCCGCTTCAACAAGCACCTCGTCGAGACGTACGATCGTAACTACTTCCCCCTGAACAACGTGGAGTGTAAGCTGCCCATCCGATCGATGTCGTACGAGCCGGCCAGCACCCGCGCCGATCTCCAGAACGGTCTTTTTCAGCAGAGATACCTCAATAAAAATGTTAACACAAAGTAAGAATGGCCGATCCCATCTCGTTAATGGCAGTGGCCGGCCTCGTATACGCGGGTCGTAACTTGAGCACGAATTCAAAACCACCTGAAGTTACTACCGAACCTGTATTCATGAAGAAACCCGTCGTTGTCGAGGAGGATAACTTCGAACCCCCCGTGGAAATCCGACATAAGCAGGAGATGGCCAATTTCGGTGACATCGCCAACCAAACGCGGTCGAGCGGTCAGGAGATGTCCGACATGCGAAACCGTATGTACGATCACGGCCGGATGAATAACCTGAGCCCGATCGAGAAAGAACTCGTGGGTCCAGGTCTGGGCGTCGGTCCGAATACACCGGCTGCCGGTGGATTTCAGCAGATGCTCCGAGTGAACCCGATCAACGTCGGTGAATATAAGCTCACCACGCTTCCAGGACGAACCGGTCCCGCCGCCGACCAGTCCGGTGGTAGGTCGGCAGTCGTCGGTCAGCTCACCCATAACAAACCGGCGACCACCGCGCATCTTCCCTCGCGCCTTCCCACCGTGCCCGGCCGCGCGCAGGGTATGACCGGCGTCGTCCCTCGCAACGAGCACGAACGGACCAAGCGAACCACGAACCGCGCGCAGACAGGGTACAGAAGCGACGGCCTGGAGTTCGCCCCCGCGAAGCGTGTCATCTCCAGCCTTACCTCCGCACAGGATCCCACGCGGTTCAAGAGCGATAACAACGGCGCGCATCTCATGTATAACAACCAGCCGGCGCCGGGTATTTCGAACTTCGTGGGCGGCTACACCAACACAGCCGCCGTGCAGATGAACGGAAAGACCAACGAGCAACTCATGAAGTACGGCTTTAGGCCCGAAGACAAGCGCGGGATGCCGAACCGCATGGGTAACCCCGGTCGCATGAACGTTCGCGAGTCGGCGCTCAAGCAGGGCGGTACCGTGACGGCCGTTCGAAGCGACACGAGCCGCATCGACGGACGATTCGCGACCCCGAACGGTGGGTGGATGCAGAATTACCAGCAGAAACCCTACCACAATTTCAACGCGTACAAGGGCCAGGGCAACCCCCACGCCAAGGGCCAGAATCTGGAGATCGCCAAGAGGCAGCTGGCGAACAACCCGCTCGCGCACCGATTCTACGAGTAAATGTATTTACGTGTACACAAAAACATTCATTAAAATATTGTTCCCCTATTTTAATGAAGGTTCATAACTTCGCGATTGACAGTAGTCAACGTGATCCCACACTTTACCCGAACCCGAACGACTACACCGTGACTCTGGACCATGCAATATACGACGTGTCTCAGATCAAATTAGTCAGTGGACGCGTACCTTGCCCGCAACTATTGATAAATGAGTCGAATCAAAGCTTCAGTTATTCACAGGGTGGAAATACATACGGAGTAACATTTCCCCCTGGAAATTACACAGGTACGGAGCTAGCGGCAATATTCCATTCAAATTTCAATATCTCTTACATCGCGTCAAGGAATAGTTTTGGTATGGGAACTCCCGTCGGTGGGGAAATCACTTTTTTATTTGCATCTGGAAACGGTGGTGGACAATCGGCAAATACAAACATACACGACATACTGGGACTGCCACCCATAGACATTACAATGCCTGGTAATCAATTCGGTGCGGCCAGTTTTACAGGTCCTAATTCCCTGGTGCTGCGTCTCTCTTCTGGATCCGAAAAGATGAATCAGTCTGTGTACGTGTCAGAACCGTATTACACCGGCCACATCCTCCTGGACGGAACCGACTTTGTGAACGTGAATGGTTCTGACGACAAGTTGACCCACGAATTCCATTCTGGTGCTCTTAAATCCGTGAAGGAACTTCGCATCGAGTTTTTCTATATGAGTCAAGGCCGTTTGATTCCTTATGATTTCAGGAACCAGAATCACGTCCTGAAATTCGAAATCACCTGTTCCACCGACAAATTGGAAAATTTGACACCCCTGCCGCCGCCACCGGATGAAGAGAAAGATGAGCCGTTGCCCGTTGTAAGCATTCCCGAAGAGAAGGGGAATCTTTACAAGGTCGAATACATTTACATCGGCCTGATCATTTTCACTGGTATCCTGTTGATACTGTCTATGGGTAAGAAGCGAGTCGTTTAGCGGGTGATCGCGTAGACGGGCTGCGCGGGCTTAGAGACGCGACGGTTGACGGTGCTGACCACGAGGTAGACCACCACGGAGAGGAGGGTGGTGAGGAAAGCGGTCATCACGTACTGGCGGCCACCGTTGCGGGGGACCTTCACGACCTGGGTGATGGACCAGCGAACGAAGTCCATCCAGGACATCGCGGCGGCGAAAGAGAAACCCGCGACGATGGAGTTGAGGGTCTGGGAAGAGAGCTCCTGGGAAACGAGGTTGACAGTTTCGATGGCAGCGGACATGGTGTGTTATACTATGTACTAAGAAAAAATTATTCAAACGAGAGTTTCTCCTTTTCTACTATTTTTTTAAACCTTTTCGTCTTAACCTTCCTGGAAAACATATCCTCGTCGTCCGAATCGTCAGTCGAGCTCTCTGCCGATTCGTATTTCTGGAACTGGTCGTCGTTAAACGACCACGGCTCAGGTTCCGAGATGTCCATTACTATTGATGGTATTTTTTAACATATCCTCTGCCGGACTCTGGGGTACCCACGTGTCCCACATGTCGTACGCCGCGTTGATTTCAATCAGGAAAGGGTCGTCTCCTGAGTAGCGAACGAACTCAGGGCAGTCTTCCACTGGAACCTCCTCTATCTCAGACCCCGAATCGTCAGAGTCGCTCTCGTAAATCTCTGGCATCGTGCTGCCGATCACCTGACCCACCTTGCGCATGGCACAATACTTGGTGGCGTACTCGATATCTTCAGGGAGGAGAACGTCTCGCTCACACCCTTTCGAGTAGTACCCTGCGATCACCATGCTCTGTTCCAGTACGGGCAGAAATATGTCAATCATCGTGGCGATGTAATTTTCGGTCATGTCGTCCGCTGAGCCGTTGAATCCTGTTTGCATCAACATACTTTCATACGCGATAAAATGTTTACGAAAAAACCCCTAAATATACTAGAATGAATCTCCAGCTGAGGAAATTCAAGCCTGAGGCGATGACGGACGATAGGGTCTGTGTCTTCGTGGGCAAGCGCAACACCGGTAAGTCCACCCTGGTGAAGGACATCATGTTTCACAAGAAACATCTTCCCGCCGGTATCGTGTTATCAGGGACTGAGGAGGGGAACCACTTCTATTCGGAGTTCATACCCGACCTCTTCGTGTACGGTGATTACGACAGGGACGCCATCGAACGGGTCATGGCCAGGCAGAAAAAGCTCGTCGGAGCCGGGAAGAAAAATTGCGGCGCCTTCATGCTTCTCGATGACTGCATGTATGACTCGAAATTTCTAAAAGATACGTGTATACGTCAGTGCTTCATGAACGGTCGTCATTGGAAGATTTTCTTCATGCTGACGATGCAGTACGTGATGGACCTACCGCCGGCACTACGAGCTAACGTGGATTACGTGTTTATCCTCAGAGAGAACATTATTCAAAATAGAGAGAAACTGTATAAATCCTTCTTCGGTATCTTTCCCTCATTTGATATGTTCTGCAAGGTGATGGACGCGTGTACAGAAAATTATGAGTGTCTCGTGTTAGATAATACGGTAAAGTCTAACAGGATTCAGGATTGTGTGTTCTGGTACAAGGCGACGCTCAGGAAAAACTTCAGAGTGGGGAGTCCCGATCTGTGGAGGCTTCACAAGAAGATGTACAATCCCAAGCACGGTGACACCAAGGAGGAGGACGCCAAGAAAGCGACCAAAAAGACAAACCTCAAGATAACCAAAACCAAGTGATAATGCGTCTCATCGATACTTCAAAAAACTAGGTGTACAGTATATGGCTGACAACGTGATGACCATGAACCTCGCGGACAACGGCGACGGGATGGTACCTCTGATGAACAACAATCAAGCGACGACGTTCAGGCAGAATGAATCGTCAGCGTATATTCAACATGAAAAAAATATCAATGAACATAAAGAGACGACGATGGACTCTACCCCTATTAACGATATCATGATGGAGCCCCCGATGGTGCAGCACGAACCCAAGATGCAGGGCGCCATGCCGCACATGACCGCCCCGGATCCCCAGGGTGCGTACCAGATGCAGGCCGAGAAGCCCGCGAGCAAGAACCCCTTCAACCTCACGGACGACCAACTCACCGCACTCGTCGCCGGTTTCTGCGCGGCCGCGTCTGTGTCTAAGCCCATCCAGGATCGCCTCGCGACCTCTATCCCCAAGTTCCTTAACGAACAAGGGGGTAGAAGTTTGGTCGGCCTCGCCTCCACCGGTGCGGTGGCGGCGGTGATCTTCTTCCTCGTGAAGGATTACGTCGTCAAGCATTAATCCCAGCCCATGTTGCTGTAAATGGAGCTATCTCCGAACCTCCAGGAAACGAGCGCACCCACGGCGAACGTCCCCGACAATAAGGCACTGAGTTTAAGTTTCTTATCGTTGGACGCCTTACCGCTGTCTTTCATAGCTTCCCTCGTGTCCGGAGAAGCGAGGTTGATGAGGTACACCAAGATCAAACTGATGAGTGTCGCGTTGAAGAAAAACTGCCTGTTCACCGCGAGTTGAGGCGCCATACCCACTGCGTAGCGCATGGCGTTCGGCGCGATGATCGTCATCCAGAACAGGTTAACCAGGTAACTTTTCGTGTACTGGGGCACAAGTAACATCGCGTACAGGATGATCCAGGAAATGATCGAATATCCCAGGACGGTGAGCGAAGACTTCATTTTACTGTAAACTGAGATATTATTTATCCTGGACGTGCTGACCGCAGAACTCCGTCTTCTCCATCACCCGCTCGTAGATTCCCAGGTTGACGCACATGTCCCTGAGCTCCTCGTAGTTTTTCCAGAACGCCGGCGAGTGTGAGTACTCCTCGACCGTGCAGTGCGCGAGCTCGTGGATCAGGACATGGAAAATAACGTTCGGTTCGCCGTCCAGGCACAGCGCGATCTCCCCACCCTTGTTGGTGTTGGTCCCGACGGACTCGCTCATCCAGCGCTTGCCGGTGAGGGGAATGTGGCGCGTGAGCATGTGAAACTTTTCGTT